GGCCGGCTTTCCGTTTGGTTGCGTTATTGGATGGGCGGCCCTTTGTTTGGGTCTGCCCCTTCGTGTTGGCCTGGTACGGGGATTTCTTGTGACCATTGAAGTATGGCTTGGATGTAGCCGTCTAGGGCGGCGGGGATTGGCGGGGCGGGCGGGGGTTGTCGCTGGTTGATGTGCGACGTTAGTAAGACAAGGTGTGACATGGCCATCGAGAGAGCGAGGCGGGCGCGATCTTGTTTGAGGTATGCTTCTGATTGGATTGCCCGTGTGTCTCGCTCCATCTTTTTTGCGGCTTCTTCCATCTTTTCGATGCGGGCGTATAGTTCGTTATTTTGGCCTCGTAGTGAGTTTAGGCTTTCGATGGTGCTGTCGAGTTTTGCTTTTGCTTTGCCTGCGGTGGTTTCCTCATGTTTGCCGAACCATGAGAAGAAGGCGGTTAGCATGGTTCCTAGCAATGCGCCGATGATGCCGTATAGTGCTTCAGGTGTGTTGAGCGGTGGGAGATTCGTTTTCTGTTCACCTCCTTATGCTTCTAGTCGTTTGATGGCTTGAGTGATTGTGTCTGCGAATGCTTCGCGTGCAGCACCTATCGGGTGGGTTAGTGTACCGGTGGTTTCCATGACTGTTACGCCTTTTTGTGCCCAAAAGCCGGGTTCGTTTTCCCATCCATCGCCGCCGAAATATTCGGGGTGTACGGTTCTGAAGTCTGCGAATACATCCGCGCCTAGTGAAGCTAGGTTTGCACTGTCGCGGCAATATGCATCGAATGCAAGCATGTTCTGGTTTGCGGTTTTTACGATGGTTTCCCCATCGGGTGAAGTTTTCCCATCGGAGGGGATGGAACCACAGAGAACGACTTTATCGAAGCCTTTACCGTATTTTTCTTTGACGATTAGGTTTGCTGCTGCAATGTAGCGGCGGGTGAGTTCGATTAGTTTTGCGGTAGACCAGGGCGCGCCGGGTTTCTCGAACGTCTGGTTCCTGGTTTCACCGCATACCAGAATGTTTTTCTTATTGGGGTTGAAGTGTGGCAGGATTTTTGAGACAGTCTCAATCATGACTGCCCATGAGATGCCCGCGATGGCGACGTTTGCGGCGGTTATGTTCTTCTCAGATATGAGGGTCGCAAAGTTGCCTATCTTCTGGATTCCGTTGTAGCCCCATTCCGCATAGTATGAGTTCGCATCAACGATTAGGTTTGCGCCGTCGAGACTGAATTTCTGTTGCGGTTCTTCAGCGGCGGATTGGATGATGCGCGGCTGTGTCAGTGGAAGAAGTAGAGCGTGACTCATGGTTTATCCTTTCCCGGCCATTTGGCGGATGGTAAGGTTTCTCCAACGCCAACCGTATATTTCCACCGTATCGTTCGCACCGTATTTGTTCATCCAACAACGGAATGCGCAAATGGGTTCACGGGTGTTGTCTTGACGGATAACAGAATAGCGTACAACGCCGTCGAGGCGGCGCAATTCGATACCCTTATCGCCTTCCTTCACGGGTACTTCTGCTGCCCCGTAGTGTGCCATGTACGCGCCTGAGGTTCCAGGGGTGCTTGAAGATAAGGCCCATATTTTCTTACCGGCGGATTCTTTGACTACTACCGTGGCTTTCGATGCGCCTATGCCCTGCTCCCAGCCGGTGCTTATCGTGTCCTTGTTCTCGATATGGCCTTCACCATCGAAATAGACAATCACGGCGGCCCCGTCTTTCGACAGGGAGCCGT